CTGGAAAACTCCACCGACCCTTTTGTGCATCTAACATTATTAAATGCTGATCGCCATTCTCCCTCGGCTCAAAAACACCCCATGTCGTTATCGCACTATAGTCAGCAGTCTCTTTTCTACTATATGCAGTATCGTAACTCTGAATTATATAATCCAACCTCGGTGTGTCAGTCCTCTCCCAAGTCTGCCACCAATCCCTTTTTATCATCGCAACAGCCTCACTGGTCGGATTCTGTTGCCATTGTGCATTCCACTTGGTCGGGGACAGTGATGCCTTGACCTTCAATAACTCGTCAGTTTCCCAAAACTCGGGCCACAAAGGTTTGTCATTCGGCAATATCGCTGGAAATTCTATCACCTCCCATTGATCCGCCATAGTATCTTTCGCCATATTCTGTATCAATCGTCCCGTCAAATCCTTCTTCGACCACCTTGTCTGCACAATTATAATGGTTCCCCCCGGTTGCAATCTCTGTCGAGGACCCGATGTGTACCACTCGTATGTATTATCATAAGCAACCGTGGACAGTGCATCTTGTTCCGAGTGCGGATCGTCAATAATCAATAAGTCAGCACCTCGACCCGTCATCGCAGCACCAACCCCCGCAGCAAAATACTCACCACCAGCACTCGTCTCCCAACGACCTGCTGCCTGACTGTCCTGTTTCAAATCCGTGTTCGGAAAAATCTCACCATAAATCGGATCAGCAATCAAATCCCTGACCTTCCTACCAAACCTCACAGCAAGCTCCGTGTTCATCGTAGCCTGTATGATTTTTAATTTAGGATTACGGCCCAGGAACCACGATGGCATTAAATATGACGCTAATTCTGACTTCGAGTGTCTAGGAGGCATGTTGATTATCAAACGCTTCAAGTTACCCGATGCAATGTCCTCGAGCTTTTCAGCTATGATTCTATGGTGTCTGCCCTCAATAAAACCCTGATATACATGCTTGGCATAAGATAAAAATTTAGTTTGTGCCTCTTCACGAGTATCAAGACGCTTGCATTGTTCTTCCAGTAACAGGAGTTCCTGTAACACTTCTTTTGGTAGAGCTTCAAAGTTCATGCCCGAACAATAATATATCTGAATGAAAATATCAATGCTTGTAGTATATGATGCTGTTAGTTACCCTGTATGTCGTATATAGGGGGTGGGGGTGTATATAGTATAAAAGTTATTTTGCTTTTTCATTTAGTAACCCTTTACTCCACCCTAGTACGCAAACCCACCCCTACGGTCATGTGTAACCAAAATAAATCGGACAGCAAGCCAGTGATTATGTATATTTATAATATAAGAAGGAAACATAAAGTAGACCTTCACAATGCCAAAGGAGTTAGTTATGGCAGAATTAACGAAACACCATGTTACGGAGGTGAAGATCCGTAAAAGAAAGCATAAAACTTTCAATGTCGTAAGGATAACTGTTGTATCACAAAGGAAAGGGCAGGCTTCAGAAGAATTAGAGCTTACTCTTCATACAGATCAAAAGTTTCCTTCAATGAAAATAGGAAAGATCGAACACATAGGATAACTCCTAGGCTGGGCAGAAATGCCCAGCCATTAACCAAACGAAAGGAAAAGTTATGTTAAATATACCTTACATTCAAGATCCAGCCCACGGCTGGGCTGTCGTGAAGAGAGATCTTCTGCCCAAGTTAAGACTAAACGAGAGACAATTTCCGTTTTCTTATCTATCACCGAAAGGCGAGTTTATAGCTCTCGAAGAAGATTGTGAAATGCCACAATTACTCAAAGCGTTAGACGCTCACCAAATATCATATACTTTGGTGGATAAGCTGGTCGAATACGAAGATCCAGATAATCCAAGAAACTGGGTGTAACCTACAGCTGGGGAGTCAAGCTCCCCAGCATCTACTGATGACA